CCACCCTGCGGCACCGGCAAGGCGTTGGCTCCCGGCGGGGGCCCTATCCCGTTCGAGGGTGGTCCTCTGCCGAACATGCTCGTGCCTGCTGGTACAAGTCCTGCGCCCTGCGCCGGGGCTCCGCCGCCGCCCCCGCCACCGCCACCTCCGCCGCCGCTCGCAGCTACGGTCTGCGCCAGCGTATCGCGCAGCGTGTTACCGGCACCGCCGCCGGGGACGGGCTTCTGGTAGGCAAACATTTCAGGGCGAAGGCCCGTCGCGTTGTCGTTGCGGCCCTCGGCTTTGATGTCGGGGAGAAAGTTCTGGAACTTGCCGTATTCGTAGGGGTCGCCAATCGTGCTGTCTTTTCCAGCCACGGGCAGCCCCGGCATCGGCTGGGCCGACTGCATCGCCAGAATGGAGCTGAGGCCCCCGTCGTCACCGCCGCTTGAACTCATGGCCTAGCTCCTAGCTGCCGAAGTAGCCCTTGACGCCTGCACCCGCGAGACCGAACAGACCCGCATTGGTCTGCGCCGCCGCGTTGCTCTGGGCCTTGTAGTTGTCGCTGATGTACTGGCCGATATTCGCGGCTTGGACCGGCGAACTCTGGAACGGCTGGAACTGCGGAATGGTCGCCTGCGAGCCGCTCATCATCGCCGTGATCTCGTTGATCGGCTGGTTGCGCATCGCGAAGCTCTCTTGCATCTGGCCGCCGCGCAGCTGGTTGTAGTAGTTGGCGAGCGACTGATCCATGTTGTACCGCTGGGCCCCGGCGGCGTTGAAGGCCCCCTCGGCGGCGCGGCTCTCGTTGCCCGAACTGAGGTAAGCCTGACGTGCGGCTTCGCCCCGGCTGTCGTCACGCTGCGTCATGATGTTGCCGTAGCCTTTCCCTCCCGGAGAAAGACCCCGGGCCGCGAGCTGCGCGTCCTGCGCCTTTTCGGCGGGGGCCATCGAGCGATTATAGCTTTCCATCATCGCCTTCTCGATGCCCGCGCGGTCGGTGGGGCCCTGATCCTGCCGCACCGTCTGCGCCTGAAGGCCCGTCTGCCACGGTTGCCACCCGGAGCTGTCCATCGGCTTGCTCATGGCGTCGCGCAGGTTGGCCGACTGCTCGACGGCGGTGGTGCCGAGGTTGTACTTGCTCTGGGTTTCAAGGCCCTGAAGTTTTTGCTGGTCGGGCGCGAGCGTGGTTGTTCTCTGATACCGAGGGGCGTAGCCCGAGATCTGGCCGTTGGAGTAGATCGGCACTTGTTCGATGGCCTGATACGAGACCGTGCCGAACGGGTTGACCTCGTTGACGTTGCCGCTCGCCGAATTGTACTGGCTGGACGCTTGGTTGGATTGCGTCTGCGCGTTCGCCGTCGCGTAGGGGTTCGGCGCGCTGGGTTGGGAGACCATCAATGCACCCTTTCGTAAGTCTCGGCGGAGAGCACGGGGCTCGCCTGCACAGTCGGGCCCTGATAGCCCGGGAGATATTTGCAATCGGCCTTGAGCATTCCATACACAAGCGTATCGCGCGAGCCTTCAAGGCCAAGGCGGCGATAACCCTCATACACAAACCCCAGCCGCTGCACCTGCCGCAGGGCCCGGCGATTATCCGGCTCCACTTCGGCGGTAAGCCGTCGCGCGTAGGTAAAAGCCGCCGTGAAGATGGCGCGCAATACCCTCCGCGACATGCAGCGCGGGTCGAGGACCATAATGGTCACGCGGCCCTCGAACCAGTAGGGGAATTCGATGGCGAAGATCCCCGTTATATGCCCGTGGCTATTACGGGCCCACGCCGAGAACCATTTCGGAGCCTTGAAGTCGCAGCGCGAGAAGTCCACGCGCAGATGGTTGGTGAGCATCGCTTGCGCATCCTGCGGAAGATCGCCGAACTGGACTTTCACATCAGTCCTCCCAGTTCGTAGATCACATCGACGCCAGTTATCGAGAACGTCGCCCCCGAGACACTCACGCGGATGCGCGGAGCCCCGACGCGCCCGAGGCCCGTGATACCCTGCCAGTTCTGGCGCGGAATAGTGCTCTGCGCCCAGAAGTCCACGTCCCATGTCGCGGTGTTCCAGTCGGCACCGCCCGAGGGCCCGGTGGTTATTTCGGGCTGGTTGGTCGGCGGTGAATTGTCGTAGTCCACTTCGAGATCCATGAACGGGCGGGGGAGCCCGTCGGTCAGGGTGTAGAGCCGCATCATCTTGAAGTTCTTCTTGGCGACGCTCTTGAAGCTCGACCACGCAAAGCGCACGTCGGCATTGATCGCCGCGCCGTTGTCGTTGAGGTACTCGGTACCTCCCAGATAAATCCCGCCGGTATCGCTGCCAAAGTAAGCATGGTTGTTGAGCCAGCCCCAGCACCGCGCGGGAATGTCGGTCCACTTCGACCAGACCTGCCCCGGCATCTTCCGCACCATCTGCTGGTACTTGCCTTGGCCGGTCGGCATGTTGCATATCGCGTGCCCGGTGTGGCTGTTGAGGATTACGCCCCAGCCGAAATCATCGCGGTGGCTCTTCGAGACCTCCTGAAACTCTTCGATCACGTTCTGATCGGATTTACCTAGGATCTCGGTCTCGGCGCGGATCAGCGTGGTCATCGGCACGAAGCCCGAGCCCACCATCACATAGAGATCGCCGCCGAAGTTGATGAGGCTGTTTTTGGACATGGGACTGTCGAAACGGAAGATGCCGACGAGCTTGAAGTCGCTCTCGGGATCGACGCCAGAGTAGATCGCGACTTCGCCGTTGCTGCTGAAGATCGCGATGGCGTCGTCGAGCCCTACGCCGCCGTCGATCGACCATGTGGCGAGGGCCTGAATGTGCCCGCCGCGCTTGAACAGCACATCCAGCGGAAACAGTTCGACGGCACCCGCCTTCGCCTGAATAGGAAGGTAGTAAATCGCAAGGTTATCGCTGTCGGCGAACCACAAGCGGTTCATGTGCGAGAGCACCTTGTCGAATTTATCGGGCAAGATCCACGTCTCGCCAGCGGGGACTGTGATGGTCTCCTTGACGAACGTCGTTCCGTCCCACGACCAGACGCCGTTGACGCCGTTGCACATCACGGTGAAGTCGATGCTGGAGAGATTGGTGAAAGATGTCCACGCCCAATCGCCGCCGCCCATGCTTCCTTGAAGAAGCGCCCCGGCGAGATCGTAGATCCCGGTCGCGGTCGCCGCCGCCAGTTTCTGCGGCGCGCCGTAGAAGGGGATCATGGTCGAGATCGCCGGGTTGCCGGTGATCTGGCCCAGCTTGATGTAGCCGGGCCTGATGCTGATGCGGTCATCCAGCACGATCCAGTTGGTCAGGATCGAGGCCAGCATCGGGTCGCCATCGCTGAGTTCGGCGAAGCGTGAAAGCCCCTTCAGGGGCGCGCTGATGTGCGCGACCCGTGCGGCGGGGCGGCCCTTGTTCAGGGCCCGAACCGGCGAGCCCTTGCGATTTTTAAGCGCCAGAAACCCTGCGGGATGCATTCTCATTGCATGCGCCCCACGTCTTCGTTGAGATCTATCACGGGCGCGTTGCGGCCTGCGATCTTGTTAAGACGCGCGATGAAGTCGCGTTGCTCTTCGCCGTATTCAAGGCCCTTGGCTTTCAGGAAGCGGTACTTGAGGCCGTCAACGGCAAGCCGCGCGTCGAACAGAACGATATCGTTGTCGGCGGTGGGCCTCGACTTCTTCACGACGAGGCCCGCGTCGATCAGCCAGTTGCCGTCACCGAGCTGGTCCCGGTACGGCGGGTCCAGCAGCAGTTCGTCTGCCACGTTTTGAAGGAGCGCCGTCATCTGCGCGATATCCTGATCCGCCGTGCCGACGATGTTGGACACGGGACGTTGCACGATCCCTATCTCCAAGGAAGCGTCGGACACCACGTCCAGAATAGTCGCCAGTCTCGCCATTTTATGCTGCCGCCTTCAACCGGAGGGCATCAATCAGGGTCTTCTGCGCGGCGATGGTGGAGACCGCCTCGTCGTATTGTTCTTTCATGGCGGCGAGCTGGCTCTGCAAGTCGGTGACGATGGCCTCGTACTGCCCCGCCTTGCTGTGCAGCTCCATCATCTGCACCGCCCGGTCGGCGACCTCGACGATCTCGGGCGGCATGGTCTTGAGGGCTTCGGCGCGACGCTTCTTGTTCATGAGCTGCGCCAGTTGCTCCACAGTATGGATATCGCGAACCGCACACATCTGAAAAATATGAGGAGGACAAGCAGGCCACAAAGCCAGCGGGTAACCAACGATGGCTTTGCGGGCCCCGCAGGTCTTTTGATAGAGTTCGTAGGGCCCGGGATGATCGGTGATGTCAGCCTCTTCGGCTTCGCGCTCCAGCGCGAGGTAAGGAGGCCGGTCCATGCGGACGCGAATGGTCTCGCGGTACAGCGGCAACCCGTCGGGGCCATTGCCGTCACGCTCCCAGCCGGAAGAAAATCTTACGAGTGTCGGGGTATCGCTCATGTCTGCTCCGTTCGGGGAGCGGGGAAAACGGCGACCGTGTCCCCGAACACGATCGCCGTCCTACAGATCAGGTGCCGCTCGCGGTCAGCCTGCCCTGCATCGAGCGGTTCGAGAGGGTCAGGGCTCCCATGAACGCGAGATGCTTGGTCACGGCATCCATGTCGGGGCTCTGATCCGGGAGATCGAGGGCCTCGAAGTTGCGGCCCGAGTAGATCTCGAACTTCATGTATTTGGTGTTGAGGTAGTAGGCCCCGGTGATGCCGGTGGCTGCGCCATCGAATACGAGGGGCGCGGTCTTGTACTTCAGCGTCTCGAAGCCGAGGGCCCCGAGTTTCGCGTCGGCGTAACGCTGGTTCTCCTGAAGGCCACTTTCGTAAGTGGCGTAGATTTCGCCGTCGGCGACGATCAGATCGGGCTTCTCGGCACCACGGATCAACTTCATCCACAGCGCGTTCATGCCCGCCTTGAGCGCGGGATACTGGAGGCCCGTGGCGCGGGCGACCACTTGGAACTGGTTCTTCCAGAAAACCCAAGTGCCCGCGTCGATGCCGCCGATGGTACCCAGACCGTCGGCGGTGACGAAGCCCTTGAGGCCCACGAAGCTCTTGGCGACGGTGCCGTCGCCATACACCGCCTTGGTGATGTTGTTTTTCATGGTGGCTTCGGCGTTGTCGAGCTTGCCCTCAAGGAGATTGAGGATGCGTTCCCGGCTGCGGTTCTTCGCCAGATCAGGGCCCGAAAGCGTAACCGACGCCACAGCATTTGCCGGATCGTAGTGCGCCTCGGAGATCGTTTCTTTGGTCGCACGGCTCAGAAGCTCCGTGCCGAGGTACCATGCAAAGGTCTCTTCGGCATAAGTCAGCGGGCAGGCAATCGCGCGACCGCCCTCGATGACGCGCACACGGTTGCCCTCGCGCAGAAGCGCGGTGACGGCGTTGGAGTTGGAGACGTTATCGGCGAACTGCTTGTGGTAGTTCTGAATGGTCGTGGCGACGAGCTGCGTAACTGTAGGTTCGGCCATATGGCACTCCTATGAGGTCAGAACCCGACCTCATCGGCAGAACGCTCGATAGCGTCTCGAATGCCACCCTTCGAGGGCCCGTCCGCGCCGTTGGGTCTCGCAACGGGCGTCGTGACGCCCCTTGTGTTTCCCCGTTGCGCGATGCGGGCCCTTGAAACGTCAGACTGCGATTGCTGCCGAAACTGTTCGGCAGACAGCATCTGCTTCCTGACTTCCGGGTGAGCCCAGCAGGCGGCATCATAAGTCTCGGCCATGCTCCGGTTCGGATTGGCCTTGAACAGGTCGATGATGTACGGCAGCACGGCGTCGAAATACGGGCGCAGAGGGCGTCCGTCCTTCGATTTTTCGTCCGCAAAACCGTCGATCCCCTGTCTCGCACTTCTGACACCCCATTCAGCACGAGCCTGCTGCTCCTGCTGTTCTCTTTGCTGCTGGCTCCGCTCAATGGCGTCGAGCTTGCTTTGCGTCTTGCCGAGATGGTCGGCGATGAATTTAACCGCCGGGTCCTTGAGGTCCTCTTCCGAGAGCCCCATCGTGTTCGGCGGCGGTGCGTTGCCGTTCAAGGCGGAAAAGATGCGCGCTGGGTCCAGCCCCATGCGTTGCGTCAGTCCAACCAGCAGCTTGAACTGGTCTGCTTGGTTGGGCGAGGTGCCCATCTTGTGCCACGACGCCCACTCTTGGATCGCCTGCACCGGATGGACGCCCGCCGCTTTCAACGACTGCGCGATTTGCGGGTCGTTGAAGACTGGCGCAAGCGCCTGCGTGAACTGGACTGCTCCCGCACTCGCCTGAGATTTGCGCGTGAACTCGGCCTCCATATCGCCGTGGCGCTTGAGAAGGAACGCTTGCCCCTCCGCAGGCAACTTGGCGAACGTCGCCTTGTCGTCGGCGCTCCAGTGCTCCGGGACCTGATTGCTTCGCGGCGCTTGCGCACCGGCTGGATCAGTTGGCGGCTTCTGGACTTCAATTCTTGGTTTCGGGGCTGGATCGAGAGGCTCGATTGCTTCACCCGGCGGGGTCTCCGTACCCTTGGCGACCCAACGGCCAATCTTATCGCGCGGTCTGCCGTCCGTGGCAAGGGGCTCTTCGGCAGGTTCGGGCCCTACCGGGGCCTCCGGGGCCTCGGCCTCGGCACCTGCTTCGAGATCGTCGTAAGCCGCTTCAGCTATATCGCGCAGGCTCGGCGGCGCTTCGTTTACCAGCTTTTCGTCTGCCATCTTGGGCCTTCCTAAATTCTGCGGGGGTATCTCTAGGGTCGTAGCTGCCTGAAGCGTGAAGATCCCGGTCGCGCTGGCGGTGCGAGCTGATCGGAGCCTCGTTCACGGGGCTCGCATACGTCTCGAACGACTGCACGGCGGGGGCCGGAAGATCGGAGGCGGCGTGTGTGGACCGCGCCGGGCGATACCTCTTTTCGATCAACCGGCCCTCGTAGAGAACATAGACGGGCATCAGTCGTCTCCGTGCATCACCGCAGCGGCAGCCCATTGCGTGGCCTGCTCGATGTTGGTGAAGGCCAGCGCCATGCGGCGATTGCCGGGGCGCGAGCCTTCGGTGGTGCCGTCGAGTTCGTGCAAAGCCAACCTGAAGGCCCGCTCGGCCTCCTTGAGCTTCTTGAGCCGCTCGACGACGACTGGCGGCAGCACCCAGCCGGTCCACGGGTCCACGGGGACGCCGAGGCCCGGCAGGTGCATCTGGTCGTTGGGTCTGGCCGATCCGCTCATCAGGTATACACGAAGTTGTCGGAGGCTCCGGTCGAAGCCGTGCTGGTGCCTTTTGGTGTCGTCACCCGCACGTCATAGGTCCCGGCGGCTTTCGCAGGCGAGACGCAGGTGAGGGTGTTTGTATTCACCACCACCACAGCCGTTGCCGCTGTTCCTCCGAAGGTGACGGCGGTGGCCCCGGTAAAACCCGCCCCGGAGACCGTGACGGCGGTGCCGCCAGCGGCGAGGCCCGTGGCGGGGGATACGCCCACCACGATCGGCGGCGAGGTGGCGTCGGGATAGGGCGCGCGGGGCGTCACGGGGCCCGTGCGGCCCGCTTGGCCCGTATAGGTCCCGTAGTCGATGCCGAGATCGTCGAGGACCTGAAGCGGCGGCACCATCAAGGCGGCTTTCGCCGCCTGTGTCCGGGGCACATAGATGCTGTTGATCGCCGCCGAACTGGCGTTGGCGATGGCGACGGTGGTGGAGGCAACGTCCTCTTCGTTACCGGGCGTGCCGCCGTTCCAGTCGGTGCCCGAAGTGTATCTCGGGCGGTCCATCAGCGTGTTCGCCGGGGCGAGCATCGCCGGGGTAATGGGGAGCGGGTATCTGACCATCGCCATGACAGCGGTTCCTTTCAGATCGGTTTGCCGAACGGGTCGGTTTTCGGCTCGGTCGCCGCCGGGTACGGTGCTTTTTCCAGCGGCTCACGCGGCTCGCCTTTCTTGATGCCCTGCGAGCGGGTCACGACGTCCTCGACCGGCGGCGGATCGCCGTCCGGGTAGGGCGTCCGGGGCCCGATGCCCAGCTCTTCGATGGTCGTGACAGGGCCCGGGGAGACCTCGGAGGCTGAGACAGGGCCCACTCCGGGGACATCTGAGGAGACATCCTTTTCCTGCTCGGTCAGCATGTCCTCCGGGACAACCGCTTGGCTGCCGACCATTGGCTCGGTGTAGGCTGGCTTTGGATCAACCATGGTATTCTCCTATTGCATGGGCGGTGGACCGCCCATCCCGGGCGGTGGAGGGGCTTGGGTCGGTGGGTTGGGGCTTGGTGCCCCCTTGCCGTTCTGGCCTCTGCTGGGGCCCGGCGGGGCTCCGGGAGGCCCTTGACCGGGGCCTCCGGGCGGGGGAGGCTGCGGAGGACGCATCAACGCACCCGTGGGGTCCATTCTCATGTAAGCGCCCAGCATCTCCTGATAGCCGTCAACCATGTCCACGACGCCCCTTGAGTGGCGGACGGGATGCAGCAGCATCTTAATCATTTCGAGGACGAGGTTGATAATCATCGGCGGCGGAAGGATGCCGCTCATCATCAGGCCCTGACCCGCCGTCATCACGCCGCCAATGACTTGCATGATTTGGGCGTTGGCTTCTTTCTCGGTCGCTTCGTCGGCTTGAACCGTACTATCGGTCTCGATGTCGATGGCGCAGAAGCGGGTGAAGTCGTTACGGAGTATCTCCATCACTTCCGGCGTGACGTTCTCGCCGGTCATCCGAGTTAATGTCTCGGCGTCAAAGTTTCTGGCAATTAAATCGGCTTTTAATCGCATTAAATCGCGGACGAAATTACCAACCGAGTTCTGCACGCCCGCCATTCTTCCGCTGCCAACGGTGCCCTTCATGCGCTGCGCGGTGGCGGTTTCGTAAGGGTTGGTTGCGCCTCTGACGATGTCGCTGATGCCGATGATTTCGTAGATGGCGTTCTTCTGCTGGTCGCGGCTCATGTAGAGTTCTTTGAGCGCGTTCACCCATTCAAGTATCGGGACCAGCCATATGTGATTTTGGAGGCCACCAGACATGAGATCGACGCCGTCAACAGGCAGCAGCTTGCCGTCATCAGCCGTAAGGAGATTGGCGATATCCTTGTTCGCAGCATTGTAGCCGCCACGGACCTTGATCTTTGCCGTAAGATCACTGATGCGTCGTGAAGTGTCATCCAGATCGGCTGCAAGGTGTGCATAGAGGTCATAGAAAGCCTTCGGGATCATGGTCTCGGTCGTGACCACGGCGTAGATCGGTTTCGGAATGGGGTAGAAGCCCTGAAGCCCCAGCACGTCGGGGTCTACACGCAAGGCGCACCCGCCACCTTCTCTGATGATCCAGAGCACTTCGCGCGTTGAGCGGTTCCAGATCTCCCAGACCATTGCTTTCCGCACAACGCTGTCGAGCTTTCCTGACGCCTTTGTCGAAGGGCCACCACCGACGGGGCTCTTGGCCGCGCTCTCTTCGGTCCATTTCAGCAGCTCCGAAAGTTTGTTGGCTTTGATGTACTCCTGAAGTTTCGGACTATCAGCGAACTCGGCGGTGAGGGCCTTCTCCGCGAAGAGGTGCCGGAACGCAATCCATTCGACGTCACCGTGCTGGCGCACGGCATCCAGTAAGATGTCCTCCCAGAACACATACTCGTCGTCTACGGTCTCCCAGATCTTCGCGTCCTTCATCTGGGGCTCGCCAGTCACCGGGTGCGCAAGCGGGCCTCCCATGATCGGGTCCTCGACCGGGATCTGCTTGAGCACGGGCTTCCAGCGGACGCGACAGATCCCGCGTCCCGGCAGCAGCATGTCTCTTACTGCGGCTTTCACCGCCTCATGAGACGCTTCATCTGAAACGACGATTTCGAGCGCCTTCTCCATCACGGCAGCGGCGGTGTCGATGTCTTGTTGGCGCGGCATGCCGGGCGCGGGCGGCGCGGGCTGCGGCACCGTCCCGGGCCCCACCGGGGGCTGCGGAGGTGGAGGCGGCGGGCCCATCCCCGGGGGAGGCGGGGCCCCGCCAGCGGGCAGGGCGGGCGGAGCCCCTGCTCCCGGCGGAGGGGGACCACCACCGGGCATCGGCGGGGGAACGGGTGGCCCGGCTGGAGCCATCGCCGGGGGTGGGCCTCCGGGCCCTCCCATCGGCGGAGGTTCACCCGGGGCACCCATCCCCGGAGGCATTCCCGGAGGCCCCATCCCGGGGGGCATCATTCCGGGCATCATCGGCATCGGCGGCATCGCCGATTTCTTCACGAAGCGTGATCTAACCACGGGGTCGGGCGGCTTCGAGTAGGCCGCCGGTAACATGACCTCGGTATTGGCGTAGAGGATATTGAACGTCGAACTCTGGCCCTGCCGCGTTGACGAAACATTCTTGCCCGCTTTGGGGCGGGTGATCGGGATATCACCGCGATAGATCTGGACGATCTCGCGGCCCCTCGCGCGCCAGTCCTTTTCGGCACGCTCGGCGTCGCTGAGGGCCCGTTCCCAAAAGCTGGTATCGACGTCGGCGGTGTCGGTCGCGGCGACCTCGGGGCGATCGGGGCTATCCGCCTCGGGGCTCGCGGGTGTTACCTGCGGAAGATCGTCGCCTTTGGAATAGGACGTCTCGGCCATTCAAATTTCCCCCGGATTTTTCCGGCATACACCTCCTACGCCAGTTCGTCCAACTTAAATGCATTTCGGACCATCAGCGGGTTCAGATCCTCGTCCGCCTCGACCCGGGCCCCGAAGGGTCTGGACATGCAGGCGTAGCGGACATCGTCAACCGCGTGGTCCTCGCCCTCGGTGTCCAGATCCTCCATGCGGTTCTCGTCGTGCTGCATCATCGGGATGGTACGGATGGTATCCCGGCAATGATCGACGAAGAAGATCAGTGGATCGCCCTCTTCGTCGCCCTTGAGCCGCCAGCGGAGCTGGTCCCAGCCGCCCATGCGTTTGGGCGTAGATACACGCGAGTTGTCGGCACGCCTGAAGTAGACGCCATGACGCGCAAACGTCTCACCAATCGACGGACCAGATACAACTGCAAAGGCGGCGGGGTCCATGATGCCGTAGGCGATGGGCTCCCGGAAGCCTTTGCCGTCGGTCTCGCGGCGGACGACCTCTTTTGCAACGGCATCGGCGGGCAGGCGCAGCCCCTTGTTGGGGCCCGATGAGCCGTACCATTCGCGGTATCTGATAATGCTGTTTTTCGGAATACGGCGTTTGTCATGGGCGAAATCCTCCTGCGCGACGATCCACCAGCCGATGGAGAAGGGGGAAGAGCTGCCCCAGTCCATGCTGCGGAAGCGCGTCCAATGTAAGGGCATGCGGATCGGCGTTATGACGTGGCGGTTGCCGTCGAACTCCGGGAAGAACGCGCCTTCGATGACGTTCCAATCGCCCTCAAGCCAAGCCCTCACCAACGCAGCAGAACCAGAAGCGCGTAGACGGTTGATGTAGCCGGGATCGTTGTTGAGCAACGAAGGGTTGTCGCTGATCTTCGCCGGTATGAAGATGCGGATAAGTCCCGTTTCGGCATCCTTCACA